GCCTTGATCTGCTGCTGATATTATAATAGGTCTGTTTGCTGATTGCTGTCTTATATCTGCTGCATATGCTAACGAGCTATGGTTAGGTAACCATGATACCATATACGCTCCATAGTGGTACTGAGTGGTGAGTAACTTTATTGTTACAATTATACTAGATCTCATAAATCTATATTGCTTGAGTTTATCTGCAATTTGAGGTATAACTGTAAGTGATGCTGGAAAATCAACGATATTTGTTCCTGTTATTGGTCCCCACGAAAACTCTGCCACTTTGTACGTTCTCTGTAATAGTTCTGTTGGTGTTTGATCTGGATATGGGTTCAAGATGGCTTGAAATTCATCATCATCTATATCCTGATCTGTTTCGGCAACTGGTCCTGCTGCCTGATACTGTGTAATTTCTATCTGTTTATCAACCAAGTCAGTATCGTTCAAGGGTTGATTAAGTTTTTGTTCTGCTGTTTTGATTTCAGTAAACTATATCTCAGTAGCTCAATACCAGTTCACGGTTTGAGCCTGAAAGAAGAGCCATACGATGCCCGCAGACCTTTCCACTTTAAAAAGGGCTCTGGAAAGTCTATGCATGCGCAAAGGGTTAAACATTTTCCTTCGGCTTTGGATGGGTGTGCTCCCAATGGTAATTTAATTTACCGGAAGGTCATGGATGTACTTATCGTACATCTTTTGATAAGGTGGCATATAATAACTCTTAAATTTGGTTCCTGGTTTTTGCAATAATATGTCCATCCTTGGTTTAAGCATTGTGTACAATTCATGGTATACTTTTTCCCCATGGTAGAAAGCTTCATGCATTGCTGAATCGCATGACTGCCTAAGTGCTTCCAATTGTTCTAATTGTGTTCCTTTCTTTTCTTTCCACAGAAAAGATGAGTGTATACTGTCCATGCTAAGTGCTGGCATGATCATTGTCCTATCACCCATAGTGTGCAGTGTGAATTTCCTTTTCAAAAATTCTAAATCTTCCATAGTGATAAATGGTGTTTCTATAGCTCCTTTAGATGATGTAGTGTAACCTAATGAAAAATAACGTCCAAAGAAGTCTTTGAGTGCAACCATATTGTACCATTTCCGTACAACTGGGCTAACAGAACCTGCTGAATCATCTCCATACACACCAAGAACTACATATACATCGAATGTCCATCTTAGATCTAATGGTACCAAACAAGCATATGCGGTTCTATGGTATATTGAATTAACTATTGAATTGAAAATTGATGTCAACGCGTGTCCTGAACTACCTCCTCTCTCTACAAAATACACCCCCATAGGTGATATATGCATTGCTGTAAAATATGACCTCACCATACAATGAGTCCATGTTTTCTCTTTCTCAGTCATCTCATAACCACAATATCTAATCATAAATGTTGCTATTATTGATGAACAAAATAACAACATCGATTTGTCCCATCTATCTGCATCTCCTCCCAAGGACCCTGGATCTCTACGTGATTTCAAATGTTTGCACATTTTGTCGTAAAACATAGCCCATTCTGGTCCATGTGGGTTAATACCTACCTTAATATCTGAATGATTTCTGTCTTTTTCTATGTGTGCTACAAGGTGACCCAACATCATTCTGATTTTAACCACATCAACTTTTGGACCTGCATCAAAAAGTCGTGTTTTCTTCTGTCTAACTCTCTCTAAATCTCGGACTTCGTCCTTGAGCGTATCATTAACTGTGTAAGGTACCATAACACCATTT